TTTGATTCGTCTCGCATGTGTGGATCATAGTTTCTAAAATCAAATTCTAACTCACCACCTTTATATTCTGAACCATCTGTTAACTGACAAGTCATAGATAGTTTTCGAATTTTACCGTGTTCTGGATTTCCTGGTCGATCATAGGGTTTTGGCCAACTATCTGAATGCCAATCATAATATTGATTTAATTTATATTTTGTAAACTGACAAGACTCACTTCTGTCCCATTCAAAATTCCAACCAGCGTTTTTATTAGCCATATGAACATATGGATGTAATTCTTTATAAATCCAAGTATCATTCAACCAAACTAAATCTGATTTTCTTTTTTTCTGAATATTTTTAACTTCTTCTTTTGTTAATTCTTTTTTGTCATATCCACCTGTTCTGGCCATAACTTCTTTTTGTTGATTAGCATAAGCTATAACATCATCACAAAATTTAGGTGTTAGTACACCACTAAAATACCAGTAATAATTAGATATATTCATATGTTATAGTTTGCACAAAATTTAAAGCGTCTTTTTGATTATTAGTTAAATAATACATACAAGTTGATGGAAACATTATAAATTTATTATTAGTTAGTGGGATATCCCAAGATCTGCCTTTACGTCTGTTATCTTCATAGTGTATTCTAACCATACAATTTTTTACATTTACACCATATAACAAAGTGTAATCAGGTGAGTTTCGTAGATCCACAGGATCTATATTTAATAAGGGTATACTTGTTTCTTGAGGTTTATACATATTACCCCACATACTTTTATTAATTAAAGAAAAGTCATAATTTAAATTTATATGTTCTCTTATATATGTGATTAACTTATCAAATTCTTTTGAAAATGGAAAAGGTGAATCTGTAACATTTGAAGTTAATATATTTTTTTGTAATTTTTCTCGGTCAATGTCCCAACCTTTAGGCATTGCCACATCACCATAATATAATGCTATTTCAGATAATACTTTCTTTTGCATACCACATACCCTTGTAATTTACACTTATACGTCTGTCAAGTCCCAAGACTGGCCCTCTTCATTCCAAACGTAATATTTATTTGCAGTTTTTTCTTCTTCTGTTAACTCAGGAGCATCACCGATTGGTGATTTCCAACTAGCTGTAGCCATATCTTTTACCCAAGATGCATATGGTTTTTTAGGCCAAAAGATATTATCATCTTCGTCCCAAGTAAAACCTATGCCAGCATAATTTCCTCTAAAAGGTGTTCCGCCTAGTCTATGTGTGTTTTGTATTGTGTTATATGAAGTTTGAATCCACATTTGTGCAGGCCAATTATTATGATGTTCTAAATATTGTTGACCTACTGTTTCATCTTCAACACCATCAGCATTTAACATATCTTTATTATCTAAAGTTAATACTGATATAACTTTTCCGTTAGCTCCTAGTTTTGCAAAATGTGCCATAATGTTCTCCTTATATATTAATTTTAATTACCATTCAACTGTTATGAACCTTGAAATTTATATCTTATTATTACTATACCTGAACCACCTGTGCCTCCTGCATTTACAGGAGATGAACCTGGGTTGGGTCCACCACCACCTGCGCCACCACCTGTATTGTTAGCTCCGTTACCAGCTGCAGAAGGTGGTGAATTTCTTGCACCATCTCCACCACCACCATTTGCACCGGCGCCTATAGGTCCAGGACCATAAAGTCCACTACCACCACCACCTGCATAATATCTTACTGATCCAACAGGTCCAGGTGTTCCATAACAAGTGGATGTAGTTATAGCTGAAAAGCTTCCTATACCACCATCACCACCTCCAGGTGATTTACCATCACCACCAGTTGCTCCAGCACCACCACCTCCTCCAGAACCATTTGCATTAGGTGTTGGACTTGATACTGCACCTCCAGGATTTCCTTGAGATGGAGTTACAGGAGGTGTATTACCTGCACCAAAACTTGAAGATGGGCTGTTAGAACCTGCACCACCACCAGATCCACCAGAACCAGCAGGGGTACTATTACAATTGTCTCCAGGACCACCTCCACCACCACCAGCAGATTGTATTGTTGAAAAAGTTGAAACTCCTCCATTCCCACCAACTGCTGCGCAATTAGGAGGGGCAGTTCCAGCAGTTCCACCAGCTCCTACAGCTATTGAATATCCTTGCACTGACACTGGTAAAGCAGCTACAGGAGCTGGAGAAGAACTTAATGGAGAAACGGTATAATTGCCTGATGCAGTTCCACCAGAGGCTCTAAAACCTCCAGCACCTCCTCCAGCACCTCCTTCAGTTCCACCACCACCACCACCGCCAGCTACAACTAAATAATCTACTGTATCTACACCTTGAGGATTACCTGAACAAGAAACACAAAATGTTCCAGGACTTGTAAAAACGTGTATTTTATGATCACCACAAGTAATCACTGCATTACCACCTGTCGCTGCAACATATTTTGCTGCTTGAGCTTCTGATTGTAAACCTGAATCTGTTACTAACCAACCTTTTGTTGAATCTATAAAAACTAATGTTACCGCAAGACCCTCTTGGGTTAAAGGCACATTAGCTGTATCACCACCAATTTTATCTGAACCATTTGGAACAAGTGTTAAATTTTTTGCGGGGAAAGTTCCTGCATAATCTTTAAATCCAACAACTGCTCCAGCAACTCCTGCAGGAAGGTTAACATTAAAACCACTCCCACTTGATGTGTCCACAAAATATCCTTCACCAGCAACGGCTGTAAAAGTTGATGTCTTAACTGTTGTTTGCCAATTAACAGCACCTGTCGCTCCAAAACCATTTGCTGTTCCATTGTTGGTAATTGTTACACCAGCAGGAATTGTAAATGTATCTCCACTATCTCCTAATGTAGTTGTACCACACGCTGTTCTTGGACTAATTTTATTTACTTTTATTTCACTCATAATTTACCTATTGAAATTTATACCTTATTATTACCACACCACTTCCTCCAGCACCACCTAGTTGATTTGCAGGATTACCAGTGGATCCACCAGCACCACCACCGCCACCAGCTCTATTGTCAACTGCTGCATTACCTGCTGCACCATCATCACCTCCAGCAGCACCAGAACCATCTGGGCTTGGATTGCTCGTTCCAGGACCTGACATACATGTTGCTCCACCACCACCTCCACCAGCGTAACCCACTGGACTACCTGTAATGTTTGATGTTGCTCCTGCGCCACCTGTTCCTGTAGTTCCTGACGGAGTACCTTGAGTTCCTGCGCCAACAGCTCCACCACCACCTCCTCCTCTTAAATCAGGCGGTGCATCAGTGCCTTGTGCTCCAGAATTTCCTTGCGGTGGAGTTGTTGGAGGTGAATTTCCTGCTCCTCCAGGACCTGCTGTTTGTGAAGAACCTCCACCACCAGATCCTCCATCACCACCATTTCTACATGAAGGTGCAGGAGGAGCACCTAATGCTCCGCCTCCGCCACCACCTGCTGCTGATAGTCCTGCGAAACTTGAAACATTACCAGTACCACCTCTTTGTGGACCTGAGCCAGGAGAAGTTCCTCCTGCTCCAACTACAATCGGATAAGCTTGAGCTGTAACTATAACTCTATTTCCAGGAGTTGAAAAACCATCTTTAGGACTCGCTGTATAAGAATCTATTGGTGCATTTTTAACTTCTCTAAAACCACCGGCACCTCCACCACCACCAACGTGTTGTGATGTTCCTGCTCCACCACCAGCGCCACCACTACCAGCTATTATATAACTTACGGTATTATGCTCTGGGGCTGGAGGTTCTGTAGCAACACAATTAACGGTGAAAGTTCCTGGCCCTGTAAATGTATGAATTTTAAAATTTCCACAAGTAGTAATTGTTCCACCAGTTGCTTTTATAAGTGGAGGAATTCCTGTTTCTGAGTTAGATGTTTCCTGAACATTAATCCAACCCTCTGTTGAATCAACAAAAACAAAAGTTGCTGATTGACCATCTGTGTTTAATTCTGCATCTTGTGCTATACCACCAATTTTATTAGATCCATTTGGTGATATTGTTAAAGCATTTGTTCCAAATGTTCTTGTGTAATCAGCAAAAGCAACAATTGCTCCTGCTGTTCCAGCAGGTAAATTTGCTGTAACAGCTCCGCTTGATGTATCTACAAAGTACCCTTCACCATCTACTGCAGTAAATGTGCCTGTCTTAATACTTCCTGTTTGCCAATTAACAGATCCTGATCTACCAAAACCTGTTTGTGATGCACCTGATGCTAAAGCAATAGTATCACCACTAGCGCCAATAGTAATAGTATTACTCTC